CTCACAGCACGGCATTTGGTTGTGCCTTACCATTTTATGCGTGAGGTTAGGTCTAAGATTTGTGAGCTGCGGGTGAGCGATTCTGCTGGTGTGGTTGTTCTTGACAACTTGAGGGTTGTCAAAGAGGCACCCATGATGGCAGGTGGCATCAGAGATTTTTGCATTTTGGAATTGCCCCGCAATTTTGTGGGCATGCGTGACATTCGCAGCCACTTTGCACCCAAGAGTGTCATGCGCAACACTGCGCCTGGCTATGTGGTGAAGCCCACTCAGACTATGGCGGTTGTGGTAGGTTCTGTGCAAGATAGCAGGACGTATTCCAACATTCTGACCGAGAGGGTTGCTCTTGTGCAGCATTCCGGTTACACTGCCAAAGGTGATTGCGGCAGTGTTTTGATCGTGCGCAATCAGTCCGAAACCAAGCGTTTGAGAGGGATCCATGTTGCTGGTTTGGACACTGGGTTTTATTGCCCATTGTATGCAGAGGACATGCCAGATTATGCTGAGCATCAATTATTTTGTGGTCTGGAAGAGGTTGAGAATGTTGATGCATTGCACAATAATGGCACAACAGGCATAGCCAAGACAGCGTTTAGCGGTTATTTGGTTGAACCGAAGGGTGGGCCAGCGTGTTTACGCCCATCTGTCAATGCTGAAGGTGTGCTTGTTGATCCGATGCTTAGTGTAGTTGAAAGATCAAAGCGAGATTTTGCCAGCATAGCTTTGCCATCTAATGTTGGCCTTTGTGTAGATGCTGTCATTAGCGAGGTGTTTGAGGATATTGGCAACGAGGATCTGGGCCTGTTGACGTATGAGCAGGCCGTCGCTGGCATTGAAGGTGATGATTTTGTCAAGGGCATTGCGAGGGGCAAGTCTATGGGCTACCCCCTATGCCGCAAGTATGCAAACAAGAGGCCAGCTTTCGGAGCTGAGGGCCCTTATGTGTTTGATACTCAGGCAGCTGCTGAGGTCAAGAAGGATTATGACCTCTTGGTGGCAGACTACATGTCTGGTAGGAGTTCAGCTGTGTTTCGGGATTGCTTGAAAGACGAGGTGCTGAAGCAGGAGAAGGTGTCGAATGTTGATACCCGGCTTATTTCAGCTAGTCCAGTCCATTTTACGATTCTCGTTCGCAGGCTTTTTGGCAAGTTTGCTGCTCAGTTTATGCGCAAGAGGCTTAAGCATGGCGCTTTGGTAGGCGTCAATGTGTACAGCCCAGAGTGGGGTGTCATTAGTCATGAGTTGCGGTCCATGAACAAAGATGGAGTTGCGGCTGCTGGTGATTACAAGGCTTTTGATAAGAGTCAGCACCCACTCATTCTTAAGAAGATAATTATGGAGATTGCCCGCAGGTTGCCTCACTATTTAGGTATGGAGAGATTGTTCGAGGGAATAGCGAGAGATACTGCTGAGGCTATGCACCTTGGCGGCAATAGCTATAAATCGTGGGTCATATACAAGATCATTGGCTCACTTCCCAGCGGTCACCCTCTGACATCCATCTTGAATTCCTTGTACAATTTAGTGGTTTTCAGGATGTGTTGGTGTGACATGTATGGTGATCAGGCCGTTTTGTCTTTCAGGGAGAAAGTTCGCTGCTATGTGTATGGAGACGACAATATTTTCGCCCCGTCTGATGATTGCCTTGATTTCAATCTTGAGGCCATGGCTCGATTTTGTCCCAGGATCGGTATGGTGTACACCAGTGAGGATAAGACTGGTGACTTGTACACTTTGAAACCGGTGGGCCAGTGCTCTTTCCTCAAGCGCAGGTTTGGTCTTGACAGTGATGGGTATGTCTATGCGCCGTTGGAGTTTTACTCCATTGGAGACATGCTCAATTGGAGGAAGAAGAAAACGACCGATGAAGAACACTTGGCGCAAGTGTCGGTCGCCATGATCAGGGAGTTGGCAGCATATGATTTTGGACTTTTTGAGGCCAACTTGACTTTGCTGCGACGCCTGTTCAGGCAAGTAGGTGTTCGCGACCCGACGAATGGCATTGGTGCAGAATATGCATACACCATTGCCCGTGGGTGGTACCGAGGATACACACCAGTTTGGAGTATTGACGAGTAAGTGGCGTGATGTGGCTATTATCTTTTGAATTATCGCATTTATTAATAGTATTTTTAATTTTACTCCGGTGCAGCGTTTTCTGCTCTTAAACACATATGGATAAACTAAATGATAACAATTCTGGAGCCGTTACATATGGTTCCGCAACGCATAACGTAGACGATTTACAGCCTAGCCATGACATTGAAATTCATCAGGAGACTGTTTTCCATGATGGTGGCGTGATTGGTGAGATACCTGGTGCTGCTCATCCACCCTATCGTAGTGGTGCTATGCGCAATGATATTAGGGAGTATTTTTCTCGACCTATGGCTGTCAAGAATGGCACCATAGCTAATGCTGCCTATGGTAATTTGTACACCAAGGTTTTGGCCACGAATGATACTAATTACTTTTCTAATTCTGGCTTTATTGGCAATATGGCTGGTGTTATTGGTTTTAGGGCCACTTTTTGTTTTAAATTAGAGATTTCTGCAACTCCTCAGGCTGCGGGTATTTTTAAGTTGGGGGTTGCCCCTATGGATTACACCGGACTTGCTTTTAACCCCATAAATTATCCCACCGCGTATTGTACTTTGCCTTCTGCAGAAATTAACTTGGCAGATACCAGTTCTTGCACCCTCAAGTATCCATTTACTTGGGATACCGATTATTTATTGGTTAATAATTCTAGGACTTATTGTCAACTTGGTTTGGTGTCTTATACCCCTTTTCAGGCTGATATTACTGCTGGTTTGAGTACAACATATCAAATTCATTTTTGGTTGGAGGATGTTGAGCTTATTGGCCCTGGTACTTCTTTTACCAGTGTCGTTGTTCCGCAGATGGCTGGTCAAGGTGAGTTTAAAGCTGCTGGTCCCGTTTCTAAGATGATGAGTTTGGCCAATTTGATAACTAATAAAGTTGGTACTTATGTACCTTCATTACTTTCTTATACCAGACCCTTATCTTGGGTTTTTAGCGGTGTCGGTACAATAGCATCTCAGTTTGGTTGGTCCAGGCCAAATGATGGTGGCATGGCTATAATGAGCGCTTCTGTGGGCCGTGGTATTAATAATGTGACTGGTATGGAACATGCACAGGAGTTCGGTATGTATCAGAACAATGAGGTTGGTGTTGTTTCGCATTTTGCTGCTAAGGATTATGATGAGATGTCCATTTGTGGGCTTACGTGCATCCCTTGTGCTATTGCGCAGGTTCAGTTAAACGGTGCCACCGACGTTTCTGGTCAATATAAGTGGATTTGTAATGTCGATCCTACAGCTTTTACGTTCCAAAAAGGTACTGGCTTTATCCAGAGCCTTAGTTATACTGCTGCTGGACCCGCTTTTCTGCCTTCCACTATTTTTGGCGTTTCACAGTTTTTTAATGCATGGCGGGGCGATTTAGTCTTCAGGTTCAAAATAGCACGTTCTAAATTTATGGGTGGTCGGCTTTTGGTTGGGTTTAATCCAACCCCAGATGATTCCACTAGTGCTGTTCCTCAAGGCAGGCGTTACGACTACATTTCTGAGATAGTTGATATACGCTCTACCTCAACTTTTGATTTTGAAGTTCCGTTTCAGTATTACCAGGATTTTTGTGGGCTTAACCATGATCGTTCCGTTGGTTATAGATCCACTGGTTCAGTCTTTTTGCAAGTTATTGAACCCTTAGTTTCCTCTGGTCAAACAGCTACTACCTGTTACATTGAAGTTGAGGTATTTTCCAAGTGTGGATTAGTTTTCGCTAATGCTAATGGGACATTGTATGCCCCTGCACCAGAAACTGCTCCTTTAGTTGCTCAAATGGGTATGGAGGAGGACCTTGATGTTTTGAAGGATGTTTCCGGTGAGGCTATATTGTCGATTAAACAGATTGCCTCCCGCCCTGATTGGAGGGGGGTGACTTTTGCTACTAATGCCATTTACAATGATGATATTTGGGCTACCACTGTTTTCCCAACAGTTACTGCTGGTATTTGGTCTGGGCCTAATAATGCCTTTAATCAGTTTACTCAGTGGTATAAGTTTTGGCGAGGTTCGGTCATTTGGAAGTATCTACCTCAAGGTGTTTCTGCTACCACTAATATTTCATGGAACACCTACACTGGTCATACTTCTGGCCAGCCTATTTCGCAGGAGAATCGTATTTGTAATATAATTCGGCGGCCTTTTTATGCTCAGCATAATAGAAATGCTTTTCCTTTGGGAGGTGGTGTTGGCAATTTTGATACCCGCAAAATGTTATTTAATAATGGGGGACTTGATGGCGCATCTTATGTGTCTATAGTTCCTGGTGATGATTTTCAGTTTGGCGGGTTTGTCTGGGTTCCTCCGCTTATTGTTACTCAGGCTAATGTTAATTTTACACCTAAGTTGTATTTTTAATTATTTTGTCTTTGACATCTAGACTTTAAAGATGTCAGGTTTGTGCAACCTTAAAGCACGCAAAACTTTTGTTTTGGCCCTTTTGACTTGGAGGGAGTTTATGTATTATATATCAAGGTTTTTGATGCACTACAGGCTCCCGCCTGTTGATGCTTTTCCTTGGAAAATAGAGTCAAAATATAAAACAGTTTTACCCACGTAAAAATCTTATTTGTGGTGGGTGTTACTAGCAAAATCAATGTATGATTAGTTTGTTACACCCGGCCGGGTGTAGTTTATT